CGAATCAGTTGCTAAAGAAGCACCTCGTAACCTTAAAAAAGGTCTTGAGACACTTCCAAAAGAAATGCGATTCACAAAAGGTCTTATTGCTAGCCTTCGTAAAGACTATGCAGGAATGCAAGAGTACAACGAATACGTTAATAAGGCATGGGCTGAGAAAGCTAACTACCAAAACGTTACTACAACTGCTGATGGTGGTGCGTTAGTACCAGACCCAGAGTTCGTTGCTGAAGTTGAAAGACTTACAGACGAATATGGTGTTGCATCTCGTCTCGCTACAGTTCGTAGAACTGACCGTGATAGCGTAACACTACTAAGCGGCACAAACGAAATTAGCTTTACTAAGGCAACCGAAGCTACTGCCGTTAATGCTCAGAAACTTACATTCGGTGCTGCTACAGCCGTACTTGAGAAGTATATTGCTACTCTTGTTATGACTAGCGAAGTCGTTGAAGATTCTGCTGTAGATCTATTCTTAGACGCTACAAACGAAGTTGCACGAGCAAGAGCTAAGCTCTTTGACCAACTCGTATTTACAGACTCAACTTACGGTCTATTAAGCCCTACTATTGCTAAGGCTTACAAGACTCAAACTGTTGGTGCTGCTATTACTAACTTTGACGCTGATGACGCTATGAACGCACAGTTCAAAGTTGTCTCATCTGTGCGACGTAACGGACGATTCTTTATGCACCCAAGTGTATTTAACGTTCTACGTCAAACTAAAGAAGCTACTACTGGTGGATACCTATTCGGTCCAGTTGGTTCAGAAGTTACACCTTCAATCAACGGTGTACCAGTAGAATTAGTAGACGTAATGCCAGAATACGGCACTATCGGTGCTAACAAGGCATTTGCAGTCTTTGGTGACCTATCTCGTGTACAAATGCACGTCAAGCGTCTACTAGAGACAAAAGTGTTTGACTCAGGTGTCGTAAAAGACAGCGGTGGCTCAGACATCAACCTAATAACTCAAGATTCATTTGCGATGCGAGCTACACTTCGTGTAGTACCACAAACTCGCTTCAACGGTGCATTCACGATTATTGGTACAGGAACAGTAAGCTAAGGAGGCTCTCTAAATGGCTAATATAAATAACTTATATGTTGCTGCTGGAAGCCTAGTCACTCTTGGCGGTGTTGATCTCGGTCACACCGTTGATGGTGCTGAAATATCAATTGAACGTGAGTTTACAGAAACAAAAACTGATCTCTACGGAAACACTCCAGTAGATATGGTACTTGCCGGTCAGAAAGCAACTGTCAAACTTAAGCTCGCTGAAATCACTCCAGGAATCTTTTCCTATGTAGTGCCAGAAAGCGACTGGGACGTTGGTACATCTAACAGGGAACAAATCCACTTTGGTAGCAAAGCTGGATACAGCTTAAGGAATGATGCACTTCAATTAGTCATTACACCTCAAGCCAAGAACACTGACAATAGTAAAACAATCACCTTTTTTAAGGCTGTATCAACTGACAATGCAACAGTTGCTTACAAAATTGACGAACAATCAGTTTTTGAAGTGACATTTACTGCATTGATAGATGAATCACGAGCTGCAACAGATGGTCGTTTGCTTGGACGTCTTGGTCCTGCAGATATCAGCTAGGCTTACTAGCACAATCAAGGGGACTTGGCAACTGTCAAGCCCCTTTTTTGTTTTAACGTGGTATAATAAGCATGATAACAAGCGAGGGTAACAATATATGGCATTAGTAAGCCAGAGTGATTTAGAACAAAGACTAGGAAGAGCATTAACAAATGAAGAAGCAAATGCTTTCTCAACTATTAACAGTGCTACCCAAGCTCATATTGAACGCATGATAGGCAGTAGCCTTGAATCAGTGTCAGCATCTACAAGATACTATGACGGCAACTTACAGCATGTTAGAATTGATCCCTGCACCAATGTTACCCAAGTAAGCTACATTGATAACAATGGCATTGGTCAATTTGTATACGAAACAGAAGATTATACAGTTGAGCCGGTTAATCGCACTTGTAAAACTATGGTCCGATATCGCTGGGGTACTTTTGACGATGGTATGAACGCTATAGCCGTTACAGCCAAGTTTTCTATTTATGAAGATACACAGATGCGTTCAGTTATAAAAGACGGTATTATTACGGCTCTTACAGCCGAAATAAACAACAATACAAATGTTAAATCTGAAAACATTGAAGGCTATAGTATTACCTATGCAACTACTGAAGCCCGCAATGCACTTGATAAAATAGCTTACTTATTCCCGGAGGTTTAAAGTGAAGCCACCAATGCTATTTGCAGCTTACAAGGTCTCATACACCCGTAACGCTTACGGCGATTATTTAACAACTACTGAAACTTATGTTAAATGTCACTTTCGTGAAATTAACAACCAAGTTACTGATACAAACGCAGAAGTTATACAATCTGACGCTATGGCATGGTTTGAACCTGATAGTGGAATAGATCGCAATTCAATTTTGCTAATTCAAGATCAGTATTACAGAGTAGAAAGAGTTATTAAAGCACGCAAACTACATAATCCTAATGTACAGTTTATAAAATGTGAGCTATTAAAGTATGGAATTATATCATGAACAAAGTTACAGTAATTGATCGTATGCCAGCATTCAAGATATCTGCAAATCGTGTATTAAATGACGCATTGTCAGAGGGTGCTAAAGAAATACTATATAATGCTAGAACTCGTGCTCCATATAAAAAAGGACCACTAAGGGCTAACTCAGAGACTAGACAAATGGGTATATTATGGCATAGAATATCTTTTTGGTTGGTATATGCTAGATTTCAAGAATTTGGCGGCGATGGTAAAAGAGTAATAAGAAATTATACTACTCCCGGTACAGGTAAAGGATACTTAAAAAAATCTGGTGACGAAGTAGCACAGCGTTTAAGAAATACATTTCGTAAGCATGGTAGAAGGGCAAGACCATAATGGATATAGCAAATATAGTAGGCCAATATCTTGCGGATAGTGGCTTTGGTACATTAGGCACAAATATATTTATTAGCTACCTGCCAGAAAATACATCAGGTATATATATAGATCGTATCGGTGGTCAAGTAAACAATTACATACCTATTGAAGAATCAGTCGTAAACGTATACGTTAAAAACACATCTGGTTTACAAGCTATACAAACGCTTGAAAGTATTAAGAACTTTATACACAGAATGCACAGCACAGAGAAAGGTAATGCTTATGTATATACATTTTTAGTTTTAGGTAATATTGAACCTGTCGCAAGAGATCTAGAATATGGAAAAATATATAAACTATCAGTTCAAGTAACATTTAGAAATACTGGTATAATAAGCTAAAGGAGAATAGCATGGCATTAACAATAGAAGATTTAAAACCGAAAAGTTTTACAGTAAATATTAAAGGTGTTGAAGTTAATTGTAAGACACCAAGATTGTCACATATCTTAGTTATTAGCAAAGTTGGTGAGTCATTTCAGAATATTAGTGACTTAAAGCGTGAGCAAATACAGCAAGCTGAAAAGGATTTTGATTGGGTAGTTGCGGAATTGATACCTGAGCTTAAGGATATACCTTTAGACATGCAATCCGTCATTGATCTTATTACACAAATAATGGAAAAAATACAGCCGGAAGAAAGCAAAGAATTATATGATAAGGGGGTTAAGTTTGACACTGACCCAAAAGCCGAGAAGATTGGTTAATGATGTTTGCTGATTTTATACATTTTTATGGCTATACAGCCGAACAAGCGTTAAATGAATATGCAAAACGCTTTTTCAGTCTAGCTAATTCAATGTATAGAATTAAAGGTGTTGATAGTATTAACCAACTTGTAATTGCTAGTAATGCAGCAAGTGGCGGAGATAACGCACAGAAACTTATGAATGAATTTAAGAAACAAGCTAAGGGTAATCATGGAATACTTGAAGAAGTAAGGATAATTAAAAAATGAGTACATCTGTTGGATCAATACATTATGATCTTTCTCTTGATACATCTAGGTTTGATGCACAAAATGCAGCTCTATCTAATAATATAGATTCTTTTAGAAATAAATTTAATAGTTTTGCTAGTACAGTTGGTTCTAGTGCATTAAAGGCTTCTGCTGGTCTTGCTGCACTTGGCGTCGTATTATCGCCTATTATAAAAGATGCAGTTGCTAGAGTTGATACACTAAATAATGCACCAAAAGTATTAAAAAATTTAGGATTTAGTGCTGAAGATAGTGCAGCATCTATGAAATTGCTTGATAAAAGTATTAGAGGACTACCTACTAGTCTAGATGATGCTACAACTGCTTTATTACAAATCACAGCAGCTTCAGGGCGTAGCATTAAAGAAAGCACTAAACTTACTGTTGCTTTTAATAATATGGCTCTAGCAGGTGGTAGAGGTCCACAAGAAGCACAACGAGCCTTAATACAGTTTACGCAAGCACTTGGGCGTGGAAAAATGGGCATACAAGAATTTAATACCTTATCTGAGATAATGCCTGCTCAATTACAACAAGTTGCAAAAACAACACTAGGTGCTGGTGCAAATATTGCAACACTTCGTGAAGCACTTGGCGATGGTACTTTAACAATGTCACAATTTGCAGATGCAATAGTGTCTCTTAATAAAAAAGGTGGTAAGGGTTTTGCATCTTTTGAACAACAGGCTAGAACTGCTACTGGTGGTATAGCTACATCTTTTGTAAATATGAAAACAGCTATGACTAGAGGAATGGCTGAAATAATTAAAAGTATTGGTACTGATAGGATTAAAAATGCTCTAAATGATATTGGTAAAACAATGGAAAGACTATCAAAATTGATTGCTAAACATGTAGATATAATAGCTGTATTCATTGGAACTATACTTACAGCTGCATTTATAAGTCTATCTGTTGCTGTTATAAAAGCCACATTGCCAATATTATTGATTGCTGCAGCAATGACAATAGGCTATACGATTATTAAACGCTATGAAACTGGTACAAAAGAATTATTAGAAATTATAAAACAATTATGGAATTCAACTTCAGGATTTAGAGAATTTGTAGCAAACGAATTTTTAACCGTGTGGAATGAACTTAAAGATGCACTACAAAAACTTAAACCAGAATGGCTATTTATACAAGAACATTTAGATGAAATTATGAATGTAATGAAAGTAATAATCGCAGTTGCTATTAAGCCATTAAAAGATGCTTTTGTAGTTTTATTAAATGTTATAAAAATAATAAGTTGGACAATAGAAACTTTAATTGATATATATATAAAACTTAAAGATACAATTATTGAATTAAAAGATACGATTGTTGATCTAAAAAATAAATTCGTTGATAGTTTTAACAAAGCAAAAGAGATTATAACTAGTTTTATAAATGATGTATCTGAAGTTTTTAATAAAGCAAAAAACAAGATATCTGAGAATATTGATAAGTTACAAAAGAAGTTTGAGACCTTTAAAAATAAAGTTGAATCTATAGCAAAAGTAACTTCAAAGGCTTTTGATGGTGACCAGGGTACAAAAGATTTTATTTCCAGAATAGATACACTAAATGAAAAACTAGCAAACTTTATAAACACTACTTTAGACAAATGGAAAAAATCTGCTTCAGAATCAATGATGAGTGTTAAAAACTCTATAGTAAATGGCTGGCAAGAAACATATAAGTCAACTACAGAAAGTTTAGGTAGTACTGCTGATAGTATAAGTAAGTTTGTTAAAGATATACCTAATAAGATTAAAGAATTTGCTACAAATATAAAAAATAATTTCCTAGAAGGCTTCACTCAAATAAAAGATAATACTAAAACATTTGTATCTGATATAAGTAGAAACTTTGATAAAATTGATGACAATATTAAAGAATCATTAAAAAGATTTAAGCAATCCGTATCTAATTTTTTCAAAAATCTTGGAAAAAATATTAAAAATGATACAGAAAACTCAGGAAAAGAACAAACGACTAATTTTACTGATGGCATTAAAAACAAAATGACAGCAATGGACACAGTTAGAAAAGTTGGTGATGCAATTGTTACTTTGATTGCCCTGGCAATTATAGCAGTAATAGTATACTTAATTGACGCAGGATTTAGACTTGCCAAATTACTAATTGGAAGTTTTGCAAATGCAATCACGCAAAGTAAAGAAGTTATATATCGTGCATTAAGCAAAGCTATGGCAGCAATTGGTGAGTTTATGGCAGGTGCTTGGAATTGGTTGTTTGAGCATGGTAGAGGTTTGATTTTAGGTTTTGCCAGAGGTGTCTCTAGTGTATATTGGAATGTATGGCATGCACTACAAGGCACTATGGGTTCAATAGGTAATTTTATGTCAGGTGTTGGTAATTGGCTACGAGATTCTGGTAGAGCTTTAATATCTGGGTTTGTAGGTGGTATTGCTAGCATGTACTGGGCTCCTTATAATATCATTAAAGATATGTTAAATAGAGTGCGTGGTCTATTCCCACGTTCTCCAGCTAAAGAAGGTCCGTTTAGTGGCAAAGGCTGGACACTATATTCTGGTATGTCAGTAGCTAAAGGTTTTGCTGACGGTATAAATAAAAATATAGGTATGGTTACATCTGCAACTGATGCAATGATGAATGCAGCCTCTATAGGTAGCATAAATAATGCAATCAATGCTGGCATAAATGGTGCGACTCTTGGTAATGGTGCAAACGTAAATCAAGAAACTACTACTAATAACAACATATATGGCAATATTACGCTTGGAGATAAAACCGCAGTAGATACATTCTTTAACAAACTTGATCGTAACGGTGAATTAGCACGCAAAGGAATGGCAACAATATGAACAACTATAATGCAATATTTAATAACTTTAATCTTAAAGATACTAATTATCATGTCACAAAGATTGATGTTAGTTCACCTAAGCCTAAAGTAAACAAATATGAGCTTGCTAGAGCAGATGGTCAAGTTATTTCGTACCAGAACTACGGTGAACGCCAAGTGACCGTTACGGGAAGCCTTAAGGCCAATGACATTGATACAATGCACGATAGGCTTGATACACTTAAGCAAAATTTAGTTGGCATTAACAAAACGCTTGATGTATATATTGGTTCTAAAATACGTCGTTATACTGCAACAATGGATTCATTTAACTATACTACTGCTGGTTATTTCTGCGAATACGAAGTTATATTTACTTGTGACGCTTTTGCAAAAGAATTAACAAGCACATCATTAACTTTTGGTACTTACACGGCAAACAATACATCGTATAGCAATACAATTACAGGATCATATAAAGCTGAACCTTATATAGACTTTACTGTTACAAGTTGCATACCATACTACAATACAAAGTATATACAAATTAAAAATGCGTCATTAAACCAACGCATACGATTTACTAAGACTTGGACATTTGGTGACCGTGTAATAGTTGATAGTGCTAATAAAACATGTACTATATATCCATCATCAAGAACAGTAATAGACACTATGGACGCTAC